TATTATGTTGGCAATCTCGGTGACAGCGACGGTCGCTATTACGTTGAGAATTGTGACGAGTCCCACATTCCTGTCATCGTTGGTCGCGCCATAGAATATGTGCAGACTGTTGACAATAACTCTACTCAATGATAATCTAATAAAGAGCGTATCAGAAAAAGGACGATCTCATGGAGATCGCCCTTTTTTTGTACGCTACGCCCGCCGCGTCTAGGCGCCTGCGAAAGGAGGTGAAATTATGAAATTTAAGACAGCTTACGATCCTGTAGAAGAACATGATCATTACGGCATTGAGTTTACCATGCCCTCTCTTACAGTTCAGGACGAGAAAGATGAGACTGATATCAATTACATCGTAAATAAGTATGCAGACGGTCAGAAAGGTATCATGACTCTTGACCTCGGCGATAGTTCGCAATACGCTTACCTGCAGTTCGGAGATGCAACGCTTCCCGGCGACTACAGTACAGCTCTTGAGCTTGTGTCCGGAGTTCGTGAAGAATTCTACAGTTTACCTGCTTACGTTCGAGCAAAATTCGGTCACGATCCTATGAATTTCATCAACCATTTGAATGATCCTTCAGTGCTCGAATATCTCCAACAACAAGGTCTGTATGGTAGTAAATATACCTTTGACGAACCACAACAGTCCGCAAGTAATATACAAACACAAGAAAAAAATAACACTTTAGAACAAAAAGATGAAGAAACACAAAAATAGGCGTCACCGAAACCAGTTACTTACTTGATGTAACTGGTGTAGGTGACGCAAAAATAATCTAAAACCTAAGAATAATTTGCTTTAGGTTAATTATTAGGTTTACACTTCGAAGAAGGTGAAATTTTGGCTCGAAAAAAAATAAGAGTTCGAGGACATCGCTTTAGCGATGCTCCTGCAATGTACATGAAAAGGACTAAATTCGACCGTTCTCATGTTTATAAGACAACGTTTGATTCAGGTAAGCTCATACCTGTATTTGTTGACGAGGTTTTGCCTGGCGATACTACTCGTATGTCTGTTAATTATTTCGCTCGCTTGGCTACTCCTATTAAGCCTATCATGGATAACATTTATCTGGATTGGTTTTTCTTTTTTGTCCCAAATCGCCTCGTTTGGGAGCACTGGCAAAACTTTTGTTTTGAACAGGAAGATCCTGATGATAGTACTGATTATGTTATCCCTACTGTTACTGCTACTGGTAACTCTGAAAATACCTATATAGGCTCTCTTTGGGACTATTTCGGCTTGCCCGTGAATACGTCTGGTAATATATCTGATATTAGCGCTCTTCCATTTCGTGCTGTTTACCTTATTTGGAATGAATGGTTTAGAGACGAAAACCTCCAGAAATCCGTCAAGATTCAGAAAGGCGATACCAACGAAGTTTTAAACTCTTCCCGTGCTTCCGAGCAGCCTTCTTGGGTATTTTCTTCTGATACTAATATAGTGGCAGGCCTTGCCTGTCCGCCTCGCGGTAAGCGTCATGATTACTTTACTTCAGCTCTTCCCTGGACACAGAAAGGACCTGGCGTATCTATAGGACTTGCTGGTACCGCAACTCTTGTTGATCCCTCGCCTGTATCTGGATATTTTGTTCAACAGGGCGATGATCGTCTTGGTGCTGCGCAGTTGTCCGAAGACGCTGGTGTAGGTCATGTTTTTAATGGTACTGGTTCTTTGACTTATCAAAGAGGTGGCCGTTCTACAGCTATAGTTGGCCATGCTGCTGTTGATAGTCCATCTTCCGTTACTGCTACCGCTGTTCCTGGTTCTTCTTGGCTTTCTAAATCTGCTTATGCTGACTTGGATTCTTCGAGCATTTTTACGATCAACAGTCTTCGTACCGCTTTCCAGATGCAGAAGTTTTATGAACGTCTTGCTCGTGGTGGTAGTCGGTATACAGAAGTACTCCGCTCTTTCTTTGGCGTAGTTTCTCCGGACGCCCGTCTTCAACGTCCGGAATTTCTCGGCTCCTTTACTAAAATGATAAATGTCAATCCAATAGCGCAGACTTCCGCAACTGACAATACCTCTCCTCAAGGCAACCTCTCTGCTTATGGTGTTACTGCTGCTAAATTCCATGGTTTTACAAAATCTTTCGTTGAGCATGGCTATATTATAGGCTTCGTTTCTGCTCGTGCTGATTTAACCTATCAGCAAGGTATTAATAAAATGTGGCTTCGTTCTACCGTTTACGATTTCTATTGGCCTACATTCGCCCATCTTGGTGAACAGGCTATTGAACTTCGCGAGATTTATGCCCAGGGTACTGAAGCTGATTCTACTGTTTTTGGTTATCAAGAAAGATATGCCGAGTATCGCTATAAACCTTCGCAGATTACTGGCAAGTTCCGTAGCTCTGTAGTTAATGGTTCTTTGGATATGTGGCATTTGTCCCAGTTCTTTAAAAATGCTCCAACTCTTAACGAAGAATTCATAGTCGAAAATCCACCTATTGAGCGTGTTATCGCTGTTCCCAGTGAGCCTGAATTCTTGCTTGACATAGGCTTCCGTTACACTACCGTGCGTCCTATGCCTATGTTTGGTACTCCCGGCCTTGTTGATCACTTCTAGAAGGAGTTGGTTTTATGTCATGGCTTTCTAATACTTTAGGCAGTATTGCTGGTTCTGTTTTAGGATCTGCAGTTCAGAATCATTACAATTCTGCTAATGCTGCACAGGCTAACGCGTGGAACGTTGAAAACTATAAACATCGTTATCAATGGGCCGTAGAAGATATGCGCAAGGCTGGTCTTAATCCTATTCTTGCCGCAACCAATGGTATAGGCGGCTCTATATCTGGAGCTTCGGCCGCTTCTGTAGGTATGAGTGATATAGGTTCTACCATGAACTCTGCCAGGGCCGCTAGTGCCGCTGAAAGGCAGGCTAAGAATGCCGAGAATCTTGCAGTATCTCAAATTGAAAAAAATGTCGCAGAAGCCGATTCTGTGCGTCAGAGCACCCATGGAACAGTACTCCAAAATGGTATTCTTGCAAATGATTTGAATCTTCGCGAGCAGACTTATGAAAAACGTCTTGGTTATGAGCTTGAAAGGATGAATTTGGAGCTTGAAAACCTTCGTCTTCAGGGTTCTTACCTTAGCTCTGGTGTCTTGAATAATATTGCTTCTGCTAATCGTGCTAATTCCGCTGCAGCTCTTGATAATATTCAAACTGAAATGGCAGGTATGGAACGTGATTTCTATAAAAATATTGAAAATCTTACAGGTGCTCCTAGGTCTGTCGCTAGTGGTGTTGGTTCTGCCATCGAAAATGTTTTAGGCTTCTTCGGAGGTCGTTATTTTGGAAGGAGATAATTGTATGTCTAATAAAACTACTATGATTCTGACTTTTATTGTTACTGTTGTTGTCCCTTTTATCCAGGAAGTTGTAGATCTAATTGAAGCTCTGAAAGGTAAAGCTTCTTCGAACACTGTTACTGCTAAAAAGGTTGCTTCGGACTTTCAAGCTGATGTTTCGCAACTTGTTGAGCCAGTTGCTAATAAGAATGATTCTAAAAAAACTAGCCGTTTTTTCGGTTCTTGGAGGGATGCTAAATGAGAAGGCGCCGTTTATCTAAACGAGGTTCTCGCCGTCTTTTTCGGCGTACCTCCAGATCTCGCCGTAGAAATTTTAAAAGAGTAGGACGAGGTGGATTTAGGATTTGACATTCTGACTTAATCCTGATACAATCGGTACAGGTGATTAATATGGTTTGTTATAATCCTATTCTTATGTACCCAGTCGAAGGAGCAATTACCAAAAATGGAAAGCAACATTATAGTTTTTTCGGTAGCCTTGCCACTCACCCTGAGCTTGCTAGCGATAGCCGTTTCATTCGTTGTTCTTGCAAACAATGTATCGGCTGTCGTCTCGAAAATAGCAGACAGTGGGCTGTCCGTGCTGTCCACGAAGCCCGTTCTTCGTCTTCTGCTTATTTCGTTACTTGCACTTTTGACGATTATCATTTGCCATGTGATAAAAGCTTAAGTAAGAAGTTTCATCAGACGTTTATGAAAAATCTTCGTCGTGAGTATGGTGCTGGTATTCGTTTCCTCGGCTGTGGTGAATATGGTGAACTTCATGGTCGTCCCCATTATCATTACATATTGTTTAATATTGATTTTGACGACAAAATTTTTCGGTTCCGTACAGACGGTTATAGTACTTATACTTCTGCTCGTTTTGCCAAGGTTTGGAAATATGGTATGCACCTTATTGGTGAGTTTAGTTTTGACTCTGCTGCCTATGTCGCTCGCTACATAGTTAAAAAGCAGACAGGTAAAGACGCTCCTTCTCACTATAAAGGTCGCATTCCTGAGTTCATGGTTGCTTCTAATCGCCCTGGTATTGGTGGAAAATGGCTTGCAGAGCATGGTGAAGAATGTTATTCTAACGATTATGTTGTCATCAATGGTAAAAAGATGCGTCCGCCTCGTTATTACGATAAAAAATTCGATGAAACGCATCCTCATTGGATGGAATACATTCGTAATAATCGCATTGAAAAGATGATGCATCATTTAGAAAATAATACCTTTGAGCGTCTTGTTGATCGTTGTCGAGTCCAAGAAGGTAAATATAAACATTTTCTCGGTAGAAAACTTGACAAGGTATTGTGACTGTGTTATCATTAGGTCAGAAAGGAAGTGATTTTATAGATAATTTTCGATCTGAGTTTGACGCCATTATATCCTACTGTAAGCATAAAGATATACCCTTTACATTTACATTTAGAGGTTCTAAATACGCCGCTTATAAGCTTAAACCTGATAACTGTAATGTTATTCGTATTGATAATGATTATTTTGTTTTACCTAATACTACACACCTTATGATTCGTCGTTTTTTAATTCATTACAGAAAAGGAGATGTTGAAACTGAGACTTTATTCAATTTATGATTCTAAAGCTGAACAATTCAGCCCCCCACAAGTTTACCACAATGATATGCTTGCCTTGCGTGCTTTTGAAGGGATAGTTAACGATGATAAAATGCTTATTAAAAAGTATCCTGAAGACTTTTCTCTTTATTATGTTGGCAATCTCGGTGACAGCGACGGTCGCTATTACGTTGAGAATTGTGACGAGTCCCACATTCCTGTCATCGTTGGTCGCGCCATAGAATATGTGCAGGCTGTTGACAATAACTC